CGAGCACGCGCAACGAAGACCGGCGTACGAGCCGCCCCCCAGGACGCCGAGGAACAGAACCAGACGGATTGTGCCTTTGACTTTGCCGCCGGAGGTGTCGAAGTAGAAGTAGTCGCCGACACCGGTCGTCGCCGAGCCGCCGAGCCCCTTTCCCAAGATAAGGCCATTGACGAACTGGATGTCGAGCATGTAGCCATCTGCCGTCGGCATGCACGCCGCCGTCGGGGTCACCCCGTCCGCCACGGCATTCTTCTTCTCATTGCGAGTGTCGGGGTTGACCGCGATGCCGAAGCCCGTGCCGTCGGAGACGAAGAGCGTATCGCCCATGAACTCCCACAGGCCCAGCCCCGTCTCGACGCCGCCGACCTTGAACGGATGCTTGCCGTCCTTCGCCACCTGGCCGTCGCCAACGAGGGCATCGGTGTTGCCCGTGCACCACGGCGCACTCTGGAGCCATGTGTTCACGGTCGTGTCGAACGCCTTGGCGACGTCCATGAGAAGCGCCACGTTGCCGTCTGCGAGCGTCTCCTTGCCGCCGACGACCGCGCCGTCGAACACGTCGTACGCCGCCGCGGCGCCTCGGTCTGGGCACGTGGTGCCCGTGTCGGTGCCGTACATCATCGACGCACCCACGGGAATCTTCGCCGCCTGCTCGGCGGTGACGACCACACGCGTGACGCCCGTCTCGGCAAGCGCGGGGTGGATCTGGATGTTGAAGTCCGTGCAGCCCGGGAAGTCCACCTGGGAGGACTTGCAGAGCGTCTTGGTCAACTGGTGGAAGTTGATATACCACTGGTCGTAGACGCTCATGCCCGAGTAGCCCGTGGTCGCGGTCTTGCAAAGGTCGACGAGCGAGTCGTGCGACGTCGTGCGGTTGGCGACCTTCGCGCCCGAGACGGAGCGCGGGCGCCCTTCAGCGTCGATGCTCATGGGATACGTCGGCGTCAGCATGTACGGTCGCAGCGTGCCGTCCGGCAGCAACGCCTTGGGGTTCGGCTGCGAGCCGCTGAATCGGCTGTCGGACCACGAGACGAGCAGGTTGCCGTTCGCCAGCACCTCGACCGCCTGCCAAACGACCGGCGCGATCTCGTAGACGTTGTTGCCGTGTCCGTTGTCCACGCGCGAGAAGCCGTAGTCAACGCCGTCGATGGCCTCGACCCACGGCACGCCGTCGGCGTCGGCACCGGCGTTGGCGGACACGTGGAACCACGGGCCGCCCTCGGTGTCGAACGGGTCGACAGCCGCGCTCGTCGCCGTCGCGGGCACGAACTCGGTGGAGGCCACGCGCTTCGCGGCGGCGCTCATCAGCTTGATGTCGGTGGGGCTGCCCGCCGGGATGAGGAACGTGTACACCAGCCCCGTCTTGTGCTTGTCCACCATCGCGGCGACGCTCTCGTTGGAGTAGCGGCCCGTCGAGGCGTCGCGCTCGAGCGACTTCTGGTCGCCCAGATTCTTTACCGCGCCGACAAGCGCCCACACCGCCTTGTCCGATGCCAGCGGGTCCGCGTACTCGAACCCCTCGGTTGCCTGCTCGGTTGCCTGCGTATCGGCCATTTAGGCACCTACCTTTCGCATTTGGCAAATCTTGCCGTTTACCTTCTTGAGTCCCAGCGCCGTCACGGCAGCCGCCGAGTCGATAATCGACTGGTAGTTCAGGGCTGCTGTCTTGGCGTCCTTGAGTGCCGCCCGCGCGTCGGCGAGGGCCTTGGTCGAATCCTGCTCGCGCTTCTGCTCGGCGGTCTTGCGTCCGGCCTCCGCCTCCTTGCGCCCCGTCTCGTTCTGCCCGCGCTCGGTCTCTTTCTCCTTGCGCGCGGCCTCGGAGTCGGCGCGGCCCTTCTCCGCCGTTTCGACAGAAGCCTTGAGCTGTTTGAACTCGTTGTTGACCTTGTTCACGCCAGCCGCCGCGTCCGTCGCGGGCTTCTTGAGCTCCGCGATCTGCTCGGCGGTGAGGTCGCTGTATCTCAGCGCGTCGCCCTTCGGCACGCCGACGACAAGCACATTACCCTCCAGCGCCGCCGTTGCCTCCGAGCCCGAGGCAAGAGTCGTGGCGCGTGCCCCCTTGACCTCGGCGGCGACAGCCTTGTCGCGTGCGGCCTCCGCCGCCTTCTGCGCGGCCTTGGCCTCGTCTCGCGCCGTCTCCGCGTCCTTGATGGTGCGCTGGTCGCTCGGCTCGTAGATATACTCGGCGGGCTTGGCTCGCCTCTTTACGTCCCAGAGTGCCTCGATGCGCGTGCGCCCGCCGTAAGCCTCGTCCGTGATGTAGGCCCATGCGTACACGCGCCCAGCCGCCTGGAGCAGCTCGTCGGGAATCTTCGCCTTGCTGTCGGCCACCGCAACCGTGTAGCACGTCCCCGTGGTCGACTTGGCGAAATGCATCTGCTCGCAGCCGACAACCTCGACCTCGCGCCCGGTGTCCCACTGCCACAGCTCGCCGTCAAGCACCTGCAATGCCGCCATCACTCATCACCTTCCTCGTCCTCATCGCCCTCCTGGGCACCCTTCGCGTTCGCCGCCAGGGCGGGCGGCAGCGCTGCCATGCGCTCCTCCTGCTCCCGCTGCTTGCGCTCCAAAATCTTCGCCCTCTCGTCGGGCGTGATGTTCGGCAGCTTTCGCAGGATCGTCTCGTCGTCCAGATACTCGGCCTCCAGGCACACGGTCTCGACCTGCTCCTTGGTGTTGCTGATGCGAGTGTGCGTGAACACGGGCGTGTCCTCGATGCCCTGGAGGGCAAGGATGTCCATGATACCCTCGCGGATGTGGCGCTCAAACTCGGCGGCCTCCTCGTCCATCGGCTGGTATGCCGCGTCGATATGGTCGTTGGTCGCACCCGCCGCGATGGTGTGGACGTCCAGCGCGCCGAAGTCCTCGTAGATGTCGGCCTTGATCTGCGCCAGCGTCTCCTTGCGGCCCTCGACGGGCACCTCCTGCGTGTACGGCGTCGCGGACTGCCCCTGCTCGGCGTCGACCTCGGCCACGTGCGTCAGCTTGAGCTTCGCCCGCCACAGGTCGAGGTCCCTGTCGTCCATGCCGCCGGCTCCGTTGATGAGCCAGTAGATCTGCGCACAGTCGCGCGTGTCGTTCACCAGGCCGCTCTTGATGAGGTCGTAGGCGTCGATGCTCTCGCGCATGCCGACGAGCGTGCTCTGGTGCGCGTCGCTGCCCCAGACCGCCACGATGGGCAGGCGGGAGTAGTTCTCCGCATCGACGGCCAGCTTCATCCCGTCCGCCGGTATCTCCCGGTACGTGACCTTGTAGGCGCGCTTGGCCTCGGCCACCTCGAAGTCGAAGCCGCTGCCGCCCGACACCATCTCCGTGTAGCCGTCCTGCTCGTAGAGGGTCGCGTGCCACGGATGGTCGGAGTCGAGCCGCCAGAACCTCACGCCGGCGTATAGCGCCCCCGAGTACTCGTCCCACACCGGACAGAACTCATCGGCGGTGAACACGTCGATGTGGTCGAGGTTCCAAAACGGGAATGACACACCGTGGATGAGCGCCTTGAGCCCCATCTCCATGACGTCGTCGTCGAAGCGGTCGCCAAGCCCCTCCTTGGTCGTGTCCTTGCCGCCCGCCGAGACGTCCACGAAGCTCACGCCCTTACCGAGCGAGTACGTGCAGCGCTGGACGTTTAGGCGCTTGAACAGGTTACTCGCCAGCCTCAGCTTCGAGGCCGTGAAGTCCTCGGCCTCGGCACCGGAGCACGAGTAGATCTTCTGCACGAAACGGTTGATCGTGACGTTGTGCTGGCGGTAGTACTCGTTCGCGGTGACGGCGTTGCGGTACATCTCGCTCGACATGTGCCGCTCGATGGCATCTGCCGCGAACGCCGTCGCCGTCGCCGCCGCCTTGAGGTCGCCATCGGTCACCAAAGGACCCTTAGACAAAGCCGCTACCTCCCTTCAAAAAATGGGTTTACCTGCCGTTTCGCAGGCTTGTACATGCGCAGTGTTGCCACGCCGTAACGGAGCGCGTCGCAGCTGTGGTCCTCGACCTTGACGGGCCTGTCGCCGTCCGCTTTGGCGTCCCAGCAGTAGCCGCCGAGCTCGCCTATCAGCCCCGTGCAGGCGTCGGAGATGCGCACCGTGCCGTTGCCCAGGCACACATCCGTCTCTCGTATGCCGTCCGCGACGTCGTTGCGCCCATTCTTGGTCTTGAACCCGGCCTGCCGCATCGCGGTGATGAAGCTCGTGGCGCTCGGGTCGATGATGAACTTGGGCGGCTTGCTCAGTCCGCGCACGAAGTCGGCCATGTCGGCCACGTAGTCGGCGTCCGTCTTCTGGTGCCCCGTGTCGCGGCCCGAGTAGCGGTACTCGTCAACCACGTGCCACACCTTGCCGTCAAATGCCCACAGCAGCGCCGCGAAGGCGTTCTGCGTGCCGTAGTCGCAAGACACCGCGTACTTGGCGACGCCGCCCGTATACCGGCTCTCGAGGGCACCCTCCCACCCGGGGTAGACCAGGCCCTCGGCCAGCGTCCACTTGCCCAAGATGTAGCGGTCGTAGTACACGCCGCTGCCATAGTCCTTGATGAGGGCCTCGATGACATCCGGCGCCAGCGCGCCGTCCCAGATCGTGTAGTCCTGCCTGTAGATGTCGCTGTCGCCGTCGAGGAACCGCTTGAACCAGTGGTTCGGGCTGTCGGGGTTGCAGGTGCCGTCGAAGCGGCTGTGCTCGCAGCGCAGGCGGCTCTTGAGCATCTGGAACACATCTTCGCTCCACGTGGCGACCTCGTCGCCGTAGACCCACTCGAACGTGGCGCCCTGAATCTTGGATACGCTTGTCTTCTTATCCGCCCCGAGGCAGTAGACCTTGCGCCCGAATATCTGGGCCGTGTTGTCCCGCCCGATCTGGCTGACGACGTCTTCGCTGTAGAGCGAGCGCATCGGCTCGAGGATGTTGCGCTCGAGCGTCGAGCGGGTGTTCCCGATCATCACCGCCAGCCCCTCGCCCCTCATGGCGAGAAGCCTCTGCGGTATGGTCACGGCTATGTCGACGTAGCTCTTGCCCGAGCCCGTCGCTCCGCACTTCACGTTGTAGCGGTGCGTGCAGTTGGCGAGGTACTCGCGCTGCATCCTCGTGAGCGGCATCGGCTACTCTTTCCCGCCGATTGAGGACGGCACGGACAGCACCAGCTCCTTGGCGGCCTTGAGCACCGCCGTATCGGTTGTGTCCATGATGCGCTGCGCCTTGGCGTACTCCTGCGGGTACTTGCGCTCGAGCAGCCACGCCGCCGCCTGCCAGCTGTCGCCGCTCGCGTCCATGATGCGGCCCACGAGCGTCGCCTTGCGCTCCACCTCGGCCTTTTTTAGAACGTGACACAGTTGACGCTGATTGTCTGTTCTGGGGTGGTTGATCCAGCGGCTGTATGTCTCGCGTGCGACCCCGAGATATGCGGCGATGTCCCTGTCGGTCATTCCGGCACGGCACAGGCGGACGGCATCCTCGATGCCCTCCTTGGTCAGTTTTTCACGCCCTTTTCCCGCCACAAAATCACATTTCCGCTGGTAGATAGCCATATGGAAACGCGAACGTTCCCACCTTTTTACGCACGTGGACAAGCGCGTGCGTTTGCCCACGAGCGTAAAAAGGGGGTAACGTTTAAAGAAAAGGCCCCGGTTTCCCGGGGCCTTTCGGCTACTCGACCTTGGTCGGCTTGATTCCGATTGCCTCGGTCAGCCTCTCAAGCGTCTCCGTCCAGCTTCTGCCGTCTATGCGCGGCCTGACGTATGCGGTTGCTCTCCGCCTCTTCCTCGAGCCGCCTCTTCCGCTCCGCCAGATAGCACCCCTTGCACAGCCTCCACTTCTTCGCCTGCGCCGACGTGTCGAACACGGGCCGCGCGTCGCACACGATGCACAGCCCATCCGTTCCGGTCGAGAAGCGCCCGTACCGCTGCCGCGCGTGCCTCACGGCGCTCGGCGTCACCCTCAGCTCCACCGCGATCTCCGCCGCCGTCCGCTCCGGGTGCGCCTGCATCCGCCTTATCATCTCGTCCGTCCACAGGACGTAAGAGGAGCGCCCCTTCCGGAGCGCCCACTCGTCCCTCAACGGATGTGCTGACTTTGTGGATGGGCCTTTTGGCCCATCTCCTACAGGTGGCCTACACGCCATTCGCATACCCCCCGGCGCTCGGTTTGCTTCGGTTACCATACCAAGCGCCGGGGACCACCTCACGCACGGCGCTCGATTATCGCCCCGCACTTCGGGCAATGGACGGCCTCATACGCCAGCATGTCCCCAAAGCCGATATGTTCCCAGATCTGTCCATCCCATCCGCAGTCGGAGCAGTGGAAGTAGCCGTCGACCATCCGCTTGCCCGGGATGAACGGATCCTGCTTGTGCTCGACAAGGTCGAGGCACGTCGGGCGGTCGATTAGGTCGGCGATTTTTCCGCACGGCACATTAAAGTCGCAGATGGCGTATTTTTTACCGAAAAGCGCCTCCGATATTTCATAGCACTTGGCATATGATTCAGTATCGCAGTTACAACTCCGTAGGAACCTCGCAGCCTCAACCCGATCCTCATTGCTAATCATCGACAATCGCCGCCCCACACTTAGGACAATGGTTCCACCGCATATCGCCGATTGAGTAGCCGCAGACCTCGCAGCACGGGGTTTCCCTGCCGTACTTGGTCTTGAACTTGCCATGGCGCGTAGTGGTCGGGCGGTCGATTAGGTCGGCAAGATGCAGCAAGTCCTCGTAATGAGGCCAACCGCGGACTCCGCAGAACACGGCATAGAGCGCGGCGAACGGAGAGTAGTCGGGATCGTCTTGCAGGTCGTTTTTGCGCCTGTTGGCTGCGCTTCGTATATTCGCCGCTACATTGCGGCGCTCATCATCGGTAATCATTCGTACACCTCTATCACGAGCTCGTGTATGTCTATGCCTGTCTCTTCGGCAATGGAGAATAGGATTTTCAACGAAATACTCTTACGACCGTTCAGCAGCTCGCTGAAATACGAAGTCGAGATGCCGAGCGTCTTGGCAAAATCGCCTTGCGTGAGATCGCGGTCAATCAGATAGTGTTGGATGGCCTTCCTATTGAGCACGTAATCGGTCGTCGCCCTCATCGCTTGCCCTCCCGTTCCAAAAGACCGCAGCCGTCTCCTTCGCAAGGTTCTGGTCGTCTCCACCGTACGAGTAGACCTTCGGGCCATCTGCGCCGCAACGGTAGCACCGGACGGCGTACAGCGTCATACCCGAGGCCGATACCTGCTCGCTCCTGATGATGGTGCTGTGCCTGCCGCAGAACGGGCACGGCTTCAGCCCTTCAAGTAGCTCTAGCTCACTCATTCGTCCTCCTTGCGCTGGAACCCGAGCTGCTCGGTTATGTCGTTCTCGTTGAACGTCCACGAGTACATGTCGAACACTTCATACGAGTCGTCGATGATGACATTCGATACGTTCACCTCACGCAGCCGGCCATCCTCTTGCATGACCACGGCAACCGGCTGACGGGTTTTACCCGTATCCCTGCTGCTCGAGGATATGCAGCAGTCGAGGTCGGTGGTCGTCTTGTCGAAAACGCCGACGAGCAGCGCCTTCTCGTAGCCGGTCTTCGAGTCCGTCTTGAACGTCTGGACGAAGCACGGCACAAGGTTGCTAGTCAACATCAGTCCTCACCTTCTCCAGCTTGCGCCCGCAGAACGGGCAGTAATTGATCGGGATGCTCCATGCGTACGGAGGGTCGACAACAATGACGTGTTCGCCGTCGTTTGGCTCGTTAATCCACATCTCGACCCCCTCTTCGTCATCGCCGAAGTTGAAATGCGGCTTTCCGCAGTAGGGGCAATCGTTAGGCATCGTCCTCACCCCTCAGCTTGCGGATGCGGTCGGCGATGTCGCGCATGGCAATTCGAGCGCAGCCGTCCTCGCCACCGGGGCACGATGTACAGCCATCTTCGTCTTTGTCTCTGTGGAAGTAGGCGCAAGCCTCGTAATACCGCGCGTCACCTGCCTCGCCCAAGTCTTCAAGCAGCTTCTCCCAGCTGTCGGACGGGGTGAGGTACATGAGCTCGGGGTCGAGCCTTGTAAACTTATCGGTGAGCGCTCGCCACTGACCTGCCATGCTGTTGCTCAGGTCGAAGTCGGTGACGTATATCCAGCCAGTGATGTTGTAGGCATTGCCGTTGCCGCCGAACAGCACCACGGTATCAAGCGGAATCTCTCGTCCCTCGGCATCTTTCGGCAATTCGATACTCATAGCCCAAACTCCTCGTAGTCGCGGCACTCGCCGCACTCGTCCTCGCAGTACAGCAGGTTCCCCATGAGCCACGCCACAGCCCACTTCGCCAGCCGCCAGAAGCCCTCCTTGCGGTCAGGTGCCTCTGCGTCGTAGGCGCGCTCGAACCCGAGGTGGCAGTAGCCGTAGTCGACGTGGATGTCGCTGCTGCAGAAATGCCTGCAGTTCCCGCACATCCTGGGCTCGCAGGCCCCGCCGAAGTGACGCTCAATGGCGGCGTCCGTCACCCCCATCGGGTAGCCGCCGACCCTCGAGTCACTCATCGCAGTCCGCCCCCCCTACGCTCTCGTCGAGCAGGTCGATGGCATCCCCGACGGTCGCCTCGATGCTCGTCAGCTGGCGGCGCAGGTTCTGCACGAGGTTCGCGCCGGCGACCTCCGCCCTTCCCGCCTCGTAGGCGCGCTCGATCATGTCGGTCACCGCGACCTGCATCGCCGTGTCGTTGTAGCCACGCCTGACGCGGTACTTCCCCAGATAGGCGTGCGCCCTGTCCTGCGGCCTGCACTCGCGGTCGAAATGGAACACCTCGACCGCGTCGGCCTTGATCTGATCCAAAGTCTCCATCACAAACGTCCCCTCTCTCGGTTCCTCTCGTTGCAGCGCTCGATTGCCGCGTCCACGTCCTCCTGCGTGAACCCCTCGGCGTCGAGCAGGTTGACGACCGCCTGGACCACGTCCACGCACTCGTCGATAAGGCTCTGGCGGTACACCCTGCGCGCCGTCATGATCGGGCTGTACCGCATGTCGTCGCAGTCCTGCCAGGCGCCGAACGCCTCGGCCGCCTCCTCGAGCGGCTTGAGCGCCTGCGCCTTCGGCGCATCCGGCTTGTCGAACGCGCCGAACTCGAACCTGTATCCGTCGCGCATCAGATGCGCCTCCCTTCCGCCAGCGCCGCACGCATGGCGTTGACCTCTCGGCCCGACTCACTCCTCGTTCCGAGGTACACGTCCACGGGCCGCTTGCTCGCGTCCCTTCGCGCCACGTTCTCGCACCACCCGCAGCAGTACCTCTGGTTCCTGTACGCCGTGCGGAACCGCCTGCCACACTGCCCGCACACGAGCACGTAGCCCCCGCGCCTATCCAGCGACTCAGCCCTCATGTCGCGCCTCCCAGTAGTTGCACCTCGCGAGCCCCTGCGTGGCGTGCACGAAGTCGGGGCAGCGCATGCACGTGTACCGTTTGCGGCCCTCGCCGGACGCCGTCATGACCGCCTCGCTCACGGCGCAGAACCCGCACGTCTCGCAGCGGGCGCTGCGCGGCCCGTCGTCGTAGATGCTCGCGGACCCCTTCGGTCTGCCCATGTTCTCGTTCCTCTCGGCGTCCAAGCTCATGACGCCCTCCTCTCGCATGCGGCCCTCGCGTCCAGCAGACGCCGCGCGTCCTGGTACGCCTTGAGCGCCACCGGGTCGGCGGTCGTCCCCCTCGGGGCCTTCACCTTCGCCGGGTCGATGCCCGGATGTTCCTCGCGCCACCTGCGCTCGAGCTCCGCCCTCGTCTGCTCAGGCGTCCTCGTCGGCTTGAACGTGGCCGCCTCGACCTCCGAGGCGGTGGGCTTGCCCCTCGCCCGGTCGTCGGCGTCGATGCGCTTCTGGCGCCTGGACCAGTCGAGCGCGAGGGCGCCCCAGTTGCTCACTGGCTGGCCGTTGCCCTTGACCCAGCCCTGAGACTCGAAGTAGGCCCAGAAGGCGTCCGGGTCGCCGCTCAGGCAGTTGGCGCCGAAGTACCCGCGGGCCTCCTCCAGCGACGGCGGCTCGAACTCGGGCGGCGCGGCGGGGGCATCGCCCCCATCACAGGACAGCTCAGCACAATCCAGTTCAGGACAGGACAGGCTAGGGTAGGTTAGGTTAGGGGTTTCACTTTCGGAAACCAGGGTTTCTGGTTTGTCGGAAACTGGTTTTCCGTTTGAAAAACCTAGGTTTTCACTTTCCGAAACCTGCGTTTCGGGTTTGTCGGAAACTGGTTTCCCGTTTGAAAAACCTAGGTTTTCACTTTCCGAAACCTGCGT